TGTATTAATGGTAAGCAGCGTGCTGCCCCCACTTCCATCCTTAAGGACCACCGAGCCAGCGCTAGCGCCGCACTCAATGTGGAGACCTTTGATACGTACTCGACCGAGGTCGTTATTCGCCTGATCTTTGAAGCTTGCCGTACCGGCCCCTAGGGGCTTGGTGGCGAGAACGTCTGTTTGCTGAGCCATAGGAAGACCCTCCTATTAAGCAGCAGTTGTAACGTTAGTCCAAGTAGTACCGCCGTCAGTGTTGATGTAAGCACGTGTGCTTGTGCTCGAACCATCCGAACGCAAATAGAGCGAACCTTGGGCAGCCGAAATGGTCGGAGCGCCGCTTCCCGAGTAGATGCCGGGGGTAGCAGAAGTTACAGAACCGCTTGCACCAACAAGCATACCGTTTTCTGAAGCGACGGGACCTGAAAAAGTAGTCTGAGCCATTATAAATACTCCGTGTAGTAGCACATCCTCGTACCGTCTCTACTACGTCTGCTAGGCCAGTCGGTACGAGTTATTTACCTAGTAGTTAAGCTTTACCACTTATGTGGTAAAAAAGAAAGGGGAGGAACTTAATCCTCCCCTTCCCCCCTGTTTCCTTAGGCAGCGCCTTCGGAACCGTACATGCCCAGTGGGTCGCTCCAGCCAAAGCTGTAACGCTCACGAGCCTTATAACGTACGTTACCGGTGTCGAAGTCACCGTCCATGCCCGTAGCCATCGGCGTACGAACAAAGTGCTTCAGACCGTTAGGTACGTCGGTCGTCAGGAACCACGCATCTGAGTCGGTGAGGAAGTGGTTAACTGTGTAACCCTCCGGAATCGCACCGTTTGACTTGATTGCGTTGATGTCGTTGTCAGCAGTGCCAACACGAAGTTCCGTTTCAAGCAGGCGAGTCGCAACGAACTGAAGGTCCGAAGGAATAACCAGCTTGCGAGGCTTAGCTGCAATCAAGAGACCGCGCTCGTCTGTCCATCCAGCAATTTGGATAACAGCAGCTTCAAGCGAAGTTTCGTTGAGGTCAGCAGCGACCGACGGAATGTTTGAGTTCGTGCCACCTGAGACCAGTGGGTGTGAAGCCGAGAACAGTGGTACGCCATCGCCGCCGACAAAATCGGAATCGAAGCCGTTGTTCAGGACCGCAGCAGCCTTAGTCTGCTTGGTGTACGACATCGCACGGGCAAGCGCCTTAGTATAACGAGCCGAGAGGCTGTCATACAGGTTGTCTTCAATCGCTTCTTCCGTGAGCGAGAACCCGAGGGCAATCGTTTCATGGTTGTAGCGAGCAGTGAAGACTTCCTGAGCGTTGTCGTAGGAAATCGCCGAACCTTCGTTCTTAACCGGAGCAGCCGAGAAGCCCGACAGCTTGGTTTCTTCTTCGAAGCTACGCTCTGAAGATTCAGTTTCGAAGATTTCCTTGTGCTCTTCGCCGTAACGCGAATACTCAAGACCGAACAGGGCGTTCAGTCCCGGCAGAAGCTCCTTGAGGAGTTGTGCGCGTGAAATTGCCATTGTTCAGTCTCCTTATACGCCAGTAGCGTTGTTGTACTGGTGCATACCGGCATTCCACTTGACGATAACTTCGGTGTAAGAACCGGGGTTACCAGCAGTGTGGGTTTCAGGCACGACATCAATGATACGCACTGGGAACGTTGCATCCGTGCCAGTGGTGTCGTCGATAGCGACCTTAGAGTTGCCGGTGGCAGTGTTGCCAGCGTTCTGAGTGAGCACAGCGTTGTTACCGACCGCAGTGCGGTTTACGTAGCCAATAGTCGTGCCCGACGAAGTAACCGCGACTTTGTAGAGTGCGTCAGGGTCATCAGATACAACTGCATTGATGTCTGAAGCGACTACATCGCCGGGGTAGTATTGACGGAAAGTCTTTCCGAAGGTTGCGTCTGTGTAAGAACAACCCATGAAAACACCAACCGGAGTTGCGGCGTCAGTACCAGTGTCTTTCGACAGAGTTCCGTCCGAATTGAGCTTAACCACGTCGCCAAAGAAAATAGCTGTAGCTGAACCCGAGTCGATTGGAATCTGGCGAGTAGCACCGGCAAACACCTGTCCACCGATCAAGTTGACCGGCAGAAGCCCGTAAGGGGCGTCTACAGAAGGATATGCCATATTAATAAGCTCCTAGCTTATCTGCCTTTGCCAAATGATGTCGTTGAGCGTTTCTCGTTAAAGAGCGGCATCCGGACATCGTTCTCTCGCATGAAGTTGTTGTCTACGGAATCCATCTGGGCTTTGTTCTTGCCGGAGAAATAATCCCGGCGTTGATCCATGAACTCAGTCGGAATCTTACAGAGCAACAATCCTGCGACTTCGATGTTGTCCTTGAAACGGCTGTTCTCATCTCGCAGCAGCTCAAACTTGGGCTGCTCTTCGATTCGAACCGGCTCCCACCCTTCGCGCATCTTTCTAGATACGTTCTGAGCGTCGGCCTTCCCCAAAGATGAAACTCGAATCCACCGATAGGAGTATCCGGGTTCACGATCTGGCTCGGGCAAAGTAGATGCCGGTTGCCAGCTTTTGGGACGTTCCCGCGTAGCGCGAGTTTCAGTTTCACGTGAAATTCTAGTCTGTGTCATGTCGTTACTTCCCTACCTTCATAAGTTCCTTAGCGTATTGCTCAGGGGTCAAACCCAACTTTCTAGCGATTGCCAGTTGAGATTGTTTGAGCACGATCTTTTTGGGGGACCGGCTGCGTGAGGCAGAAGCGACGACAGGAGCAGGCTTGGCTGCACGTGTTCCCGTTTCAAGTGCTTCCCCGAAATATTCAGGAAAGCGACGACGCATCGTTTTGTCGATAGCGTCCCAGTATTCGTCGGTGCCCGCGTATTGTGGGCCACGTTCTCTAACGAGCTTCTGGTGAAGCCCAAGTGCAGACGCAGTCATCTCGTCATCTGAACCCCACCAACTATTACGCTCTTGCCACGCAATAGTTTTCTGGTCCAATTGAGGTTGCTGTACCTGTTGTGGCGATTCTACCTCTTGTTCCGGCTGTTGTAAAGTCGGTTGGTAGTTATTTATTTGTTGCATTTTATAAGAAGCAGAATTCAGCATTTCTTGAGCTTCAAGAACTTTGTCTGTGTCGCCCGCTTCATATGCTTCACGGTAAGCCCGTTTTGCTGCTTCTTGTTCATACTCAGCAGCTTTGCGGTAAGTCTCCAACAAGTCCTGCTCGCCCTTAGACAGGGTCTGCTTCAACCTGCGGTTTTCTTCCAGCAGTTTCTGCGTAGCGGCAACGGCTTCACGCTGCTCACGTAGAACGCGCTCTTTCTCACGGCGCTCGTCATGCCAGACCTTCTTCATCTGCTTGAGGCGGGTCTTGACCTTATCCGAGTACTCATCGAGTTCGTCAGCTTCGAGTTCTTCTACGATCTCCTTCGGCATAGGCTCGCGCCCACGGTCTTCCTCTGGAGTATCGTCTTCGATCTCGACTTCCGGGGCATCGACTTCCTGCTCCTGCTCTTCGATTTCGATTTCAGTATCGACCTCGGGCTGGTTGCCCGGCTTAAATTCTTCCATGTGTTCTTCTTGGGCCATCTTCGCCTCCTATGCTCGGGTAATACCGCGTGGGTCTTCCACTACGGCTTCAACAGAATCGTCGTTAATTACGCGGAACTCCTGCCCATGTATTCTCACACGGGTACCAGCGTGCGGGCGCACGAGGATAAAATCACCCTCTTTGCACCATGGGCCGCTAGGGAACCTAGTTTTGTCTGAGTAAGCGTCCGGGCCTAGCTTCAGTACAAACAAGGTCGTGGTCAGGAGTTCTTCGTGGTGAAGGGTAATATCAGCCTTGATAATTCCGCCTTCGGTCTTTTCTTCGATTTCCGGAATAGCACATAGTATGCGATAGCCTGAAGGGTCAGGTAACTGCTTGGCCTTCCGTTCGGGGTCTGCCGCCAGCACCTTTGGCATTTTTGGCAGAGTCTTGTCCTCTACGTCAGTCATCATCGTTTTCCAGTTTAGTTGCGAGATCGGCTACGATCCCGTTTGCTACGAGAAGCCCACGATAAATACCGCAGGCATACTTATAGGCACCGAAGTCCTCGGCCTTACCCATGGCCGTGTCTTCTTCGATAACCTTAAGTTCTTCTTGTATCTTTTTAGATAGATAGCTTAGAATATCGTCATTCATTTACATCCTCAGTTCGCTGCCTAGGTTGTGGAGCAGGGGGTTGCTCCGCTTCTTTCGCTGCCTGCATTTGTTCGCGGGCGATATCTACGCCAATACGAAGTCCTGCTTCTTGCTCTTGTGCAGACAATTTTGCCTTGTCTGTTGCCACCTTTGCGCCGACTTGGAGGCCAGCGATACGTTCTTGTGCAGCAATGCGCTCGCGTTCGATTTCCAGACGGTCTGCCTCTGCGGCAGCGTCGATCTGTAGTTTCTGTTGCTTGATTTGAGTTTCTTGCTGTTTGATCTGTAGCTCCGCCTGCTGCATTTGCAGGATCGGGTCTTGTGCTTGTTGTGCCTGCTGTTGCTGGGCAACTTCGGCTTGGTCTTTGGCCAGTACCTTCTCTGCTGCTGCGGCAGCCAGACGGGATACTTCGACTTCGGTTTGCTCATCCATGGGAGCGTTAGGCTCAGGATACGGAACGCCAGCAGCCACTTCAATCTGACGCCGGTATTCAAACGCAATATGCTCTTGGATGTGTGCAGCCAGAGCGGCCATGACAGCCGGGGCGTTAGGACTCATCTGCATAAGCTGCTGAATCTTGGGGTCTTGCGCAGCAGCCATGTGGACTTTGATGTGCGCCTCGTGGTCTTGGTACATGAACGCCTTGACCGGCTTGCCGTTTATCATGTCCATGTTCTCGGACACAGGATCACGCGGCTCCATGTCTTCGCCGTCCTTAAGCGGGACCAGCTTTTCCGCTTCCTTGATACCCAACACCTCAAGCATCTGACGATGCAGGTAGGGCAGGTCGTAAAGCTGCGGTGCGCCTTGAGCCAACTGAATGACCGCCTGATACTGGACGATCTTCTGAGCCATCGTAGCGGCATTAGGGTCACTGACGGGGATTACTTCTACGGTGTCGTAGTCTTCCTGCTTTGCGCGCTCATCGCCCGCTACAGGCTCATACTCGTAGTAAGGTGACGTATAGTCGCGGATCAGGACCTTGAGGAGTTTGAACTCCTGCTTCATCGAATAGTGGATGCGCGCCTGCACAGCAGACATGATCTTGAGCGTGCGCTCCAGAATAGCCAGCGTGGTCCCAACGGGAGCTTGCGCCGACATATCGCTGATCTTCATGTCAGCAGCGGCAGCGAAGCGGCGACCTTCTTCTACAATAGTGCCGAGGAGGCTGTAGAGCACTTGGCTTGGCTCTTTATACGGCAGTGGCATGATATTATCACGCATAGAGCCGCTAGCTACGTCTACATCGCGCCATTCAGCTGGGCCGATAGGCGTATCGTCACCCTTTACTCTAAGACCCTTAGTTTTGAAGCCGCCCGGTAGATTAGAAAGGGTACCAGCATCAACGAGCTGACGAATAAGAGAAGTACCGGACTTAGCAAAAGCACCAACAAGATGGATAAGTCCAAAAGCATAGAAACCGAAACCCGGCACATACGAATAATGTACGAAGTGGTTGCGCTTACGCTTTTGCTTATCGTTCTGGTTCCAGTTGCGGCGAATTGAGAGGATCGTCTCGCTAGCTTTGTCCACAGTGACGATATATGGTAGCCCAACGTCGCCATCTTCTTTCTCCCTGTACTTGTCGTCTTCAATGACCAGATCGACATGCATCTCTAGGAGCTTGTAGCGGTCGTCCGATGTGGCGCGGAACCCCATCTTCTCCGCAATGGCCTGCTCGACATCATCCATGGTGTCGGTGGGTTCCGGCAGGTCCACATCACGGTAAAAACCTGAGCGCTGGAGGCGCTTCATTTCGTTCTCTG